CTTCGTCAAGAAGGTCTGATGAAGACAAGAATGAGTTTGGATTATATGGGAAAGGCATCCGTTCCACATAAAACATCCTATCAATATGGGGATGATAATAATGGGTGGAGTATGAATGTAAATGGTCAAAATGAAGATTTAACTTGGTTAATAAAATAAGGTTTGTAATTTTTCCTACATATTTATATTAAGTTTATATTATAGAAAATAGGTGACAAATGGCTCAAAAAAAATCATTATTTGATAGATTAAAAACACTTTTTTCAACCAATGTTGTTGTTCGTAATGTTGGTGGTAAGAAACTAAAAGTTGTTGATACTGCTCGTTATCAAGCCGATGGAAACCCTCATACATCAAAAGTTATTGATAGATATGGTAGATTGCATGGATCTCGTGGAACCCCAATATCAGTATACAATCAATATAACTCATTCTCAGCAACAAAAATTGACCTTTATACAGATTATGAAGCGATGGACACTGATGCAATTATTTCATCGGCTCTTGACATTTATTCGGATGAAAGTACATTAAAAAATGATCAAGGCGATGTTCTTACCATAAAGACAGACAATGATAACATCCGAAAGATACTTCGTAATCTTTTTTATGATGTTCTTAATATAGAATATAATCTTTGGCCATGGATTCGTAATCTTTGTAAATATGGTGACTTTTATCTTTATCTTGATGTTAAAGATGAATTGGGTGTTACTAATGTTGTTCCGTTTTCACCATACGAAATGCAAAGAGACGAAGGAACTGATCCAGAACATATCTATATGACAAAATTTGTTTACGAAGGACCTCTCGGTAAAGGTGAATTTCAGAACTATGAAATAGCACACTTCCGTCTTCTTGGTGATACCAACTTTTTACCATATGGTAAATCTATGTTAGAAGGTGCTCGTAAACTTTACAAACAACTTATTCTTATGGAAGATGCTATGTTGATACATCGTATTATGCGTGCACCTGAAAAAAGGATATTCAAAGTTGATATTGGTAACATTCCACCTGCAGAAGTAGACCAATATATGAACAATCTTATGAACCGAATGAAAAAGACACCTGTTATCAATGAACAAACTGGTGACTATAATCTTCGTTTCAATATGCAAAATCTTTTGGAAGACTTTTATCTTCCAGTTCGAGGTGGACAGTCTGGTACTTCTATTGAAACTCTTTCCGGTTTACAATACGATTCAATTCAAGATATTGAGTATTTACGTTCAAAAATATTTGCAGCCCTTAAAGTTCCAAAACCATATTTGGGCTATGACGAAAGAGTTGAAGGTAAGGCAACACTTGCTGCTCTTGATATTCGTTTTGCTAGAACGATAGAAAGAATACAAAGAATTGTTGTTTCCGAATTAACAAAAATTGCTATAGTTCATCTTTATTCACAAGGTTATGAAAATGCTGACCTTGTTAATTTTGAACTTGGTTTGACTGGTCCGTCTATTATCTACGAACAAGAAAAAGTTGCTCTTATGAAAGAAAGAGTGGATTTGGCTGGAACACTAATTGAGAAAAAACTATTTTCATTGAAGTATATTTATTCAAATATATTCAATTTATCAGAAGACGAAGCTGAATTTGAAAAGAATGAAGTTCTTGAAGATATTAAACATGCATTCCGTCAGAAACAAATTGAAAATGAAGGAAATGATCCTGCTGTAACAAAAGAATCTTTCGGAACTCCTCACGATATTGCAAGTATGCAAGTTCGTGGTGGTGCTAAAGTAATAAATGATGTAGAAGTTCCAGAAGGTGGTTGGCCAGGTGCGGGTAGACCTGCTAAAAACTTAAATTATGGAACAGATAAAAGTCCATTTGGACGTGATCCTATTGGAATGAAAGATGTTGGTAATACATTAAAGGTAAATAATTCACCAAAGGTTAATAGTAAAGGTGGTTCACCACTATCCCTTGAAAATAAAGATGTTGAAAAATTGATAGATAGTATGTCTGGTATTAAAATTAAAACGAAGAAAATAATATCAGAAAGTCTTAAACCGTCTAATATACAAGAAAATGAACCAAATTTACTTGATGAAAACAATTTATTAGATGAATTGTAATTTTTTCTATATTTATTCTATGAAAGTGCACACAAACAGGTATAAGGAAAAATGAAGAAAATAAAACATTCAAAGTTCAAAAATACTGCAATGTTGTTCGAGTTATTAACAAGACAGATAACATCGGACATCATTTCTTCAAATGAATCGGTAGCAATACAGATACTAAAAAAATTTTTTAATAAGAACACAGAACTTATTAAAGAGTATAGACTGTATAAAACTCTTTCCGATGAAAGATTTAAGTCTGACACTAAAGCAAATATGCTTATTGAGGCCGCATTAAAAGCCCGTAGAGGGTTGAATAAAAATAAATTGCAAAACGAAAAATATGAATTGATTAAAACTATCAAAGAAAATTTTGAAATCGATTCTTTTTTTCAAACAAAAGTTAATAACTACAAATTATTAGCATCAATATACAAGATTTTTGAATATAATGAAATAGAAAATCCTGTTGAAATTACAAAATCAAGGATAACCATTCTTGAAAATATAGCATCAAAAACAAAAAATTCCGCAATAACAGAGACCATTGATATTGCTAATGAGCCAAAAGAAGTTCGTTTATTGGCATACAAGTATTTAGTTGAAAAATTCAACACAAAATATAGTAACCTTTCTGAATCACAAAAGGTGTTGTTGCGAGAGTATATTGAAAATGTGAGTAATACCAATAATTTAAAGTCTCTTGTTCAAACAGAGGCGGTAACTATAAAAAGATTGTTTACAAAAAACATGCATAGAGTGAAAGATAAATCTTTGAAGATAAAATTACAAGAGATTGTAAACCTTTTAGAAGAATATCAGAATGTAAAAAAGATAGAAGAAAATCATATTTCAGCACTTCTTCGTTATTATAGTGTAATAGAAGATTTATCGTGGAGTAAATAATGTCAGTTAATGAAATACACCCATATAATTTTCCCGCATCACAAGCAAATGATTTTGAAAGAAAAGGTCATCCTGGAAAATTTTTGAAATCTATACTTTGTGAAACAGGAACAACATATTTTACTGGATCAAATTTTGGAATTGGTGGTTTGTTAGTTCCATCTGGAGCTCAAGGCACTGCGTCTTTTTCAGGTGGAGGGGATATTCCTTTACATATAATTGCCGGTTCACAACGTGTATTTGAGTTTTCATTATTATCCGTTAAAGTTGATTCTGGAACTGTTTATGCTTTAATAAAAAATCAACTTTCAAAATAAGGACATAATATGAATGTTGAATCTTTCATAAGAAAATTAAAAGAATCAGAAGAATATCGTGAGTTTGTAGAAGAACTTTCTTTAGATGAAATGAGCACAACTGCATCTGTTCCAGGATACCAAACACCAAATGCTTTTTCTCCAAACGAAGACGAGTTTGAAAAAAATAGTAAAGAAAGTGCAGAAACTATGGGATATACAGTAGTTCCAATGAAAAAGAAAATACATTCAGAGTCAGTTTACAAGCAGGCAATGGGTCTTATCAGTGAAGGAACATATAAAGAATTTCGTGGAGACGAAACTCGGAGTAGTAATAGAAAAATAAATGATTCTATCAAAAATATAAATAAAACAATCTATGAAGTTGAAAGAGTTGTTGAACATGCACTCAAATTAAAAACTGAAATGAATGTTGATCAAAGAACTCTTTGGGGTGAATCAATGAACAGATTGAGAAAAATATCCGAAAGAATAAACAGAATTACAAAAAAAATAAACGAATTAGGTGCTTAAGATGAAACAACTACTCGTAGATACTATACTTTTTGCTGCAAATCCAAAATTGATTGCAGAATCGGAAAGAAAAAATAATGGTAAAGTCATAGTTTCGGGTGTTTTACAGAGAGCTGAGGCAAAAAATCAAAATGGTAGAGTTTATCCAAAAAAGATTTTAATGCGTGAAGTAAAAAAATATGCTGCAACCAATATAAAAGAAAACCGTGCTCTCGGAGAACTTGATCATCCAGATTCATCTGTAATAAATCTTCGTAACGTTTCTCATAACGTTCTTGGTGTGGATTGGAAAGGAAATGATGTTGTTGGAACTGTTGAGATATTACCAACACCATCTGGAAATATATTAAAACAACTTCTTGGTGCAGGTATTCGTCTTGGAATATCATCAAGAGGATTGGGTTCAGTTGAAGAAATTAGTGAAGGAACTGTTGAGGTTCAAGATGACTTTGAGTTGATTGGTTGGGATTTTGTTTCAAATCCATCAACACATGGTGCATTTATGTATCCAGAAGGGATGAGTGAGGGTATAAACGAAGGATTGATAACAGAGGGAATCAGTATGTCTACTATTTCAAAAGTTGATCCTAAAATACAACGCATCCACAATAATATAACAAACATTATTTGTGAAATTGGTAATGTCTGTGAATGTATATTTGAGGGGAGATAAAATGCCTGCATTATCGCAACAACAACAAAAACTTATGGGATTGGCTCTTGCATATAAACGTGGAAAAGTTTCTTCATCAGATGTGAGTAAAACTGTAAAACAGTTAGCAAATTCAATGTCTGAAAAAGAATTAGAAAAATATGCATCAACATCACACAAAGGTCTTCCAAAAAAAGTTGGTGAAACAAAAACATCAATGACAAAAGAAGAAATAAACCAATTAGTTTCGGATGCTGTTCAAGAGGTGATGAAAGAAAAATTAAATACAAAAGTCCTCACATCAGAACAAAAGCAACAATACATTGAAGCAATATCTAGATATAATGAGTATAGAGAAGTTGTTCACCGTTCAAAGCAACTTCCAGAAGTTGTATCTGAAATTAAAAGAATGGTGGAATTTGCTTCAAAAAATATGGTAGAAGAATCTGGAGATTGGTTTGAAGGTGTATCACATCGAAGAAACTCAAAACGATTGAAAGAATCTGTGAGTGAATTTCAAAAAATATCAGAAAGAATAGTTAAGTTACAAAAAACCTTGGAGTCTATCTACGAAAATATAGGTAAACAACTCGGAACGTTTTATGAAATAAAAAAATAATAAGGAATTTGTTATGTCAGACAGAGTTTATACCACATCAAGTCCTGCTCATGTAAAAGTTAAAGCAGGTGGAATGAATGTAGATACGATGATTAAGGTTTTTAAACGTAAAGTGAAAGAAGCTGGTATTCTTGAAGAATATAAAAATCGTATGGAATATATTAAACCATCAAAGAAAAAATCAGAAAAAAGGAATGCTGCTATCAGAAGACAACGTAAAATTGATTCTGAAAATATTTAATGGAGATGAAATGACCTTTGCTAGTCTTGAAAAACTAATTCGTGAGGAAACACGGAAAGTTATTGAAAACCTGGAAAGGTCTTTTTCTTTGTATGAAGAAGATGATAAACCTGCAAGTGAAAATCCAGATAAAATGCTTGTTGTGAATAAAGAAAGTGGAAAATCTTATTACATAAGTAAAAAGAATTTTGATCCAGCAAAACATCAAAAATCTGCATCAAAGTCTCCCAAAAAAGAAGAAGAAGAACCTGCTGCAGATGCATCACCGGCAGAAACTCCTGCCGAAGAGCCAAAAACAACTGATACTTCTACCACCCAAAAGCCAGAAGAAGAAAAACCTGCAGAAGAAGAATCCCCATCAGAAGAAAAACCCGCAGAGGAATCTCCATCTGAAACGGAAAAATCATCCGATGAAGAAAAACCAAAAGATGATAAAAAGGGTGAAGAAAAAAAAGAAGAACCTAAAAAAGAACCAAATGAAGAAAAAACTGGATTAAAAACAGTAGGGTTTTTGAATAAAGTAGATACCAGACAATTAGATATAAAAACGGATAATTTATACCCA